GCCCCGATGACCGTCAGGATAGGAACCCGCGCCACATGGAGGATGGTTTGCTGATCTGACAATGACTGCCAGTGTTCGACGTTCTGGAATGCCAACTCCAACAGCGGAGCGACACCAATACCGAATGCCTTACGGATGCCGTAGAAGAACACGAACGGGATTTCGCTTAGTGTCGTTGTGCCTTCGTCGTGGATATTCCAACTATCCCCGATCTTGCGATAGACGAACCATAGCCCCGGTTCCAAGACACGAACCTGTTCAACCTGCTTAGTGCCGAATGGCCCGTCTTCTTCTTCGACTGATTCCAATAGCCGAACTTGAGTTAATACTTCCATCCCGTTGCGCTTGGTTGATTTCCAGCCGAGGATAGATTGAGGCTTGTAGTGTGCGAAGTACGGACGAACGCCAGTCACCATTTCATCAGCGCGAGTTCTCACTTGGGAGGCTTGCGGATAATCTACAAGGACGCCGGATAGCCCGTAACTGATACAGTCCAACATCACGTCAGCAGAGAAAGCGTGTAGATTGCGGCCGGACAAATCAACATCATCAAGCCATTCGACAATGCGCGGAGGCGTATCTTCGTCAATCGCTACGGGCTTGGAGAATGGCTTGGATGCCATCACCTCGACGGTACGGGAGAATGCAGGGTATAGCGTTGCCGTTGCCAATCTGGATGCGTAACTTTCTGATTGCTCGTTCGGCCATTGTGGAAGGTACTTCGTGCCACCCTTACGCATGGCGTCAGTGCCGACCAACAGGCTAAGGATCATAGGCCACTGCGTACCCATTGCCGAGATTGCTTCTGACTCGCTTCGGACTGTTTTTTCCATACTCAGATTCTCAGTTGTGTAACTACGGCAAGCCGCTTTTGTATCGGGTAACGGTAGGCGATGAAATATCCACCGGCATCAATGCAATGGTCAAGGCCGGATGTTTTATCAGGTTCTCCGTTGCGATCGTAAGCTTGTTTCTCTAATGCTTCGACATAATGAGGGCAGGCATCCGTATTCACTTTGTACTTTCGTTCGCCTTCGTGGTGAATCATCCGGTTCATTGATAGAACCCGATCCTTGACCGCAGGGTTAGTCGGATTCACACACACCGTTAAACCATGCTGGCGGAGAATCGTTAGATCGGACTCGCTGGCGTTATTCGACTTCCGGCTATTTCCTGACGCATCGGGATAAACCATCACCGGATGCCCCATATCTTTGAAACGTGACTTAATCAGTTTTGCCATTCCAGGCGTATCAAATACGTCTAGCAGTTCCATCACCGCGTGCGGTTCGTCATTCCGCAATACGTGGATAATCGCGCTCATCTTGGTTACGTTGAAGTCCATGCCGATGTGCAAAGTCTCGTTCGGCCTGATTGTTTCGTTTGAAGCGTTAAGCAATCTATCGAACTCAGGATAAACAGATCCAGCCGTGAGATTAACGAATTCCCCATCAAGATAAGCCGACAGAAGGTTAGACGGATAACTGTTCCTGAGGTTGTCTATGTATCCATCAGGAAGGTGCGCTGCGTTATCCATCGTCTTTGCCCGATAGAGTGAATATCCTGGCGCTTGATGTTTAACCCATCGCTCATAGACGAACCTGAATCCTTCTGGCGTGGTTGCTACTGCTACTGTGTTGCGTACTGACTTACCGCTGATCGTTACGGCCTTCTGACGATTACGGGCGATGACCTTGTTCCAGACGTTCCGCGCCTTCTCCAATGGAAGCGTGTCTAGTTCGTCAATGATTGAATGCGCTACTTCAAATCCGACGATCCGGTCAGGGTTATCCATCGTCCTGAATATGATGTCCCCTATGTCCGTGGTGAATCTTGCAGCCTGTCTGTTTAGCTTGAACCTGAAGCCTAGCCTATCGAACATTGCCGGGAACCGCTTGTAAGCAATGTCCTCAACTAGCCCATAGGTCGGCAGGTAATACGCTACATCCTGTTCGGGGCACAATCGTTTAAGCCGCATTATCCTGGCGATTGCCGCCGCAGTCTTGCCGCTTCCGAATCCTCCGACGAATGCCGGATAGGCTTCAGTCGAATAAACGAAGGCTTCCTGAGTTGGCGTGAATGGCATTAGCCCAGGAATTCATCGTCAGGTATCGGGTCTAGTGAGCGAGTGGTTACGGTTGCATCTACGCGATCAACGAACATTCCAAGGTGCTTTCCGATATCAACAAGAGCGCCCTTTTTATCGTGCATCTTGATTTTTACGCCCTGAGCTGTCTGTGAAATCTCAGAGACGGCGCAGGCGGTATCGTCATCAATGTCATCGCTTGATATTAAGATAACCCCGTTAGCGGAAAGAGCTTCGCCCGTTTCTGGATTCACTACAGGGATATCGGCACCCCATTTCACTGCCTTTCGAATATCAGCGAATCCAATCTTTGCCAACTCTTGCAAAACGCGATCTTGGGTTATCTCTGTGCGCCGTTCTCTGTCTTTAATTCTTAAGGCAACGGCCTCGGCAACTGAAGTTTTCTTAAGCAGTTGGAATCCCTGTTGCTCTGCGGTCTTTGCTGAATATCCAGCCCTGATTGCCGCTTGTGTGGCATTCAAGTCGATTAGATACTCATCCACAAAGCGGCGCTGTTTTTGATTAAGCGCCATGTTGATTCCTGATGATAGGTGCGACCATCCGGCTATGCTTTCGCACTGGTCGCTGCGGTCGGAGTAAGATGAAACGCAAAAGCCCGCTACCTTGTGAGCGACGGGCTTTTTTGGGCGAACGAATCCGCCGCACGGATAGATTAGCACCGGATTATGTATATTGCAAGTCATAGCGATACTTGCATATCAGTCGTTATAGCCATGTACCTATTCTTGCCATACGAACTCAAAATATCAACGCGAATTCCTGGGTCAGTAATGAATAAGCCTGTTTTTTCATGAAAGCTCATTAGCAAACTACTAATCTGTTTTTCTGTATCAGTCTTTAGTGCTCTCATTTCGTCAATGGTCACAGCACAATACCCTTTCGCTTGCAGATGATTACTAGCCGATCATGGGCTAGGATTAATGTTTGCTCGAAGTTGTCACGCGGAAACCGGAACACTGAGCAGACACCATACTTTCGATTGATTGCGGCCCTTGGTGCAGGGTCAAGGTCATCAATCGCCGAATCAAGTGCTCGCATGGTGGCGTTATCTGATTGATGACACATATCCTCGAAGGTTGATAGACCTAGACACGCAAAACCTGCGGAACGTGATTTGAATCCAGTATTCGGACGATAGGACGATTGCCAGTTGGCCCAAGCTTCCAAGAGTAGCGATAGAGCTTCGACTTCGGATACGTGCATTATCTCAGTCCAAATCTATCGCGGCAGAATCCGCAAGCGCCATTGACCAAGCGAGAGAAGTATTCGCCACAAATATCGCAATCACCTGGATTGCCTGGAGGTATTTCCGCAGCACGTCGCATGGCGTCTTTAACGTGGTCGTCTATTACGCTTTCAATGAAGTAATCAGCGCGGTCAATTGGATCGGATGGAATGTAGCGGTCATCGCTAATCATTTGCAAGCACTCCAATTCCTGCGTCCATACGCTTCTCGTTGTTTGTTTCCTAACCAATATTCAGTGGAAGCTCTAACGCTATCTCGCTTTGTTTTTTCAAACTCGTTTTTGTCTTTTCTACTTTTTGCCGAATCAACAGGGTGTACAGAAACTTCCATCTTAGAAAGCATTGATGATAATTTAATTGGCGTTTGGCCTTCTGTATATAGCGCGTCTGACCCGCCAACAATATACCCGCACACGAATCTCCTAACAGTTCCTGACCATGCGTAACTTTTCCTGTTCGGAAGTCTTTTTAGTTTGAATACTTCGTCATCAATTGCAATGTTCATTTTTCGACAGAATTCGAACAGCACTGTTTTGATGAGCATGTCTGGCTTCTTCATCGCGTGGGCAGATAGCCAGATATCCCACTGTTGCTGATTAGTCATTTTAATTAATCCTGAAAAATATTACCAATCCATTGAATTAATCCAAGTTTTGTATTTAGTTCATTGTTGTTAGTGCAGTTATCGTTCCAGTGTTCTGTCGAGAATTGATATAGTGCGTCCATTAGAACTTTTGACTGATCTTTATCTAATTTAACTATTGTTCCATTTACCCTGATCGTTATCTTCATTTTTTATCTCCTTAGTTTTGGCGCGGTAGGTTTTAATAATTGCCTTTAGTTCGTCAATCGAATACTTTTTAGGCTCTTGCGGCCCCTCTAATCGTTCTACTTCTTCTAGTCCTATTTTCTGAATAAGATTTACACGATAAGGTATCAGATTACCGTGGAGGTGTGTGTTGCATGGCATACATTGTTTGTGGATATTTGACAGGTCAAATCGCAATGACGGACTAGAGCCTGTTGATCGGTAGTGACCGCCATGATATTGCCCGTCGTGATATCGCCCGCAGCTTATACACGGTTCTTTGTCGTCCCTGATACGGACATAAGCATTGACCGATTGTTGAGCCTCTCGCATCCATTGCGCGCGCGTCTTGATTGATTCCCGCTTGGCTCTGATCTCTTTTCGCTCGGCTTTGGCCTGATCTACTTCGGTCTTTGTCTTTACTCTCCATGCGTAGGATTGAGCGCAACGAAGTCCGCATACGCTTTGCAATGGCTTCAGCGGAATGAACTTGACGCGACATACCTTACAAACCTTTTCTTTCACGCTGCAATCCTGTTGCTAAACTTGACGCCATTCATTGCTCCCCATGCCAAAACATAATCTACAAGGCTAGAGAACCGCTTCTTGCTCATTGCCGCAGTAGATTCCCTAAGATTAACCACCTCGCCCTCAAGCCCTATGACCATTTCCGCAGGCTCTCCGGTAGCGATTGAGTGAGCCGAAACCATGATTACTTTCCACTGGAGCAGGGTGCGCTTCTTTCCCATCCATTCTTTTTGATTTGCTATGTCAGTTAGCAAAGGATGCAGCATCGCGTTCTGCTGCTCTGTTCGCGTTGCTTCGCTAATCCGTACCACCATTCCTATTTCAGACGATTCTACGGCCTTGCATATAGCTTTACGGGCAATATCTCCTGTGATGGTTAGTCGCATTAGAACAGACTCATAGTATTCGTATCTACAAATGGAATAGTCTGGCCAGCTTCGACAAACGCTGTACATCGTGGGCCTGAATCGTCTTCAATCCATTCCTTAACCTGGCCACGGAACGATGCGGCGATGATTTCACACAGTTCGTTGTCGTCGCACTCGTCAAAATCAGCGCCTTCTCGCATGGCCTTGTCTCTTTGGCAGCGCAGGCACAACGTCTCGAAGAACATGACGCCTTCGGTTCCGTTGGCAGGCAGGTATTGCTCGCTCATGTCCGCGCCCTGTTTTGGCAGCAAGTCGCCACGGCGACAACTCCGCCTTTGTGCACATGCCTACCGGCAAGCTCGTCGGCGCTCGGCAATCCAGCCTTTACGGCTGCGTCTTCACAGCGTTCGCAGAGAATCTTTCCGGCTGGTGGAACGGTCAGAAAAGTGAGATTCTTCTTGCTTGTTGAAACGGACAGTCCGCACCAGAAGGTGACGCAGTTGTGCGGCTTGTCGTGCAGGTTGTATGTCGCCCCATTGCGCGGCCTGTGAATCAGCGCACCGCGAGAGTTTTCGACGAACGGCAAGCAGCTTGTCCAGGGAAACCCATGCTTTACGTCGAATGGCCGAGTTTCAAGTGGTAGCTTCATCATTTCGTAGTTTAGTTCTCCAGCAATCTTACTCATGACTATATATCTCCGGTGATTGTGTATTTCATTTCGCAACTTTGTCAGAATCAACCTTTGCGCGATGATCTCGGTACGTTTCTACCTCCGCACGTGCCAATGCTTCAGCTTTCTCGCGGGGAAGTCCGAAGCAGTATTCAAGGATGGCCGCACGTTCGGAATACATTTCTTCAAGTTGAATTTCGAACTCGTTCATTTTTTGTTCCATGCTCCGATTAGTGTTTCGCTCATCTTCACGCCGTCAGGACTCTTTGTTCCTTTGACGATTCCGTTCTCGCTTGCGTAAGTTACCCGTACCTCTGGGAACTCTTTGCGGAATGAATCTACTAGCCTGGTGATCGTCGGCATGCTAATTCTGTTTTCTGCGGCACGA